TACAATAACAACCTCACATCTATCTATGTTGGAAGTAACGTGACTACGCTTGGGAGTTCGGCTTTTGCTTACTGCGCAAACCTTACCAGTGCAAACATTCCCGATAGCGTGACTACGCTTGGGGGTGCGGCTTTTGATTACTGCAGCAGTCTTGCCAGTGTAACTATTCCTGATAGCGTAACTTCGATTGGGGGTAGTACTTTTCGTCGATGCGCCAGTCTTACCAGCGCAACCATTGGAAATGGTGTGACTACAATCGGAAGTTATGCTTTTTATTACTGCACCAATCTTACCAGCGCAACCATTGGGAATGGTGTGACTTCAATCGGAAGTTATGCTTTTAATTACTCCACTGCTCTGTCTACAATTAACTGCCTAGCTACCACAGCTCCTACTTTAGGGACTGGCGTGTTTTCAACCATAGCAGCAACGGAAATACACGTTCCAGTGGGAGCAACAGGCTACGGTTCTACATACGGAGGCTTGACAGTCGTTGCAGACTTGTAATGATTGCAGACCTATATGAGTAAACAACTACACTTCGTATCTGGTCTTCCACGAGCTTGCTCAACGCTGCTCTGTAATCTACTTGCACAGAACCCAAAGGTTCACGCTACGCCTACTAGTGCCTTGCACGAAATAGGCTATATCGCTCGACAGGTCTTTCAGACCGAAGAGGCTAAAGCAGTGGATATGAAGAATGTCCTTGAGCCTATGTATCTGGACTACGTCAAAGCGGGTTGCGAGAATGCTTTCAACAGTATTACAGACAGACCCGTAGTGGTAGACAAGTGTCGCTCTTGGATTGGTCACTTAGACCAGCTCTTCAAGGTCTGGGAAGACGCTAAGGTTCTTGTTCCTGTTCGGGACATCCGAGGCGTTCTGTCTAGTATGGAGAAGAAGCGTAGACAGCATCCAGAAGTGTTCAACGGTATTGAGCAACAGAATCCGCAGAACTGGACGACTATTGATAAACGTGTGGGTGGCTGGCTACAAAGCCCTCCTATTGGGATTGCTATTGAACGCCTGCACGAAGCTAAAGAACGCTTTGGCGACAAGCTTTTATTTGTTCACGCTGAGGACTTAACAGAGGATCCACAGGACGTAATGAACAGAGTGTGGGAGTATCTTGGAGAAGAACCCTTTATCCACAACACTTCTAACGTGGAACAATACACTCAGGAGTACGACGTTGGCTTTCCCTATGGAGACCACGTTATCCGTCAAGAAATCAAACCCCTCGTAAAAGACTGGCACGATACACTAGGTCGTTCGCTGTCAGAGCAACTTAACCAAAAATTCAACTGGATAAACAATCTATGAAATACGCATTAATTAATCAAAGAGGACGAGTCATTCGGACATCGGATGAGGAATTCAAACGCATCCCCGAAGGTCGGGAAGTTGCTGAGCTAACCGATGAGCAAGCCACACAGGTTGAGGCTTCAAGCGAGGCTCTCTTCCTCGTTGAAGGAAGCCTACTCACACGCAAAGCAAAGCGGTGGGCTGAAAAACCAGAAGCAGTAAAGGAGTCCTTGCGACCAGAACGTAACCGTTTACTTGCTGAGTCTGATTGGACACAGCTAATTGACTCACCGATTGATGAGACTGTTCGTGATGCTTGGGCTGTGTACCGCCAAGAATTACGTAACCTTACTGACAATATTGATGAGAATGGCGAAGTAGAATTTCCCGTAGCCCCATAACACAATGGAAGACATCATATACAGAAGCGTAGTGGGTGTTAGTGGTTTCTTTGCCACCATCGGGCTCACCCCTGTCAACGAGATATTGGGCTTCTGTGTAGGTCTAGCAACATTTGTCTACATGACGGCATCAGCCGTAAAGGTAATCAAGGAACTGAAGAAATGACACCTGAACTATTAGCAATGCTCGGAGGCGGTGTATCAGGCTTCGTGATGAAGTTCCTAGCCCAGCAAGCACAGAACCAAGCACGACTCTTTGAACAAACAATCAAGAAACAGCAGACAGCGGATGAAAGTGCTGATGCTGCTGCTCAACGTGGTGGCGCAAGTGGTGCTTGGATCCGTCGCTTTATTGTCGTTAGTACAATGTTTGCAGTAATAGCTGCACCATTCATCATCGCTTTCACAGACTTGGGAGTATCTATCCAGCAGGACACCAGCTTCTTCTTTGGTCTTTTCAAAGGAGCTAAATGGGAAACTGTTACTGGATACGTTATACTTCCTGAAGTCAGACAAACCGCTCTTGCCATTGTAGGTTTCTACTTTGGCTCATCCCAAGTTAAATAATTTTATGCATCAATCCGCTCAATCTATCTACACCTCGTTAGAGGGACACCGCTATCAATATGTTGATAGGGCGAGACAATGTTCAAAACTGACATTACCATACGTCATGCCAGACGAGGGCTTCGGTCCTCACAGTCGTTTAGAAACTCCCTTTCAGGGCGTTGGGGCAAGAGGAGTAAATAACCTCGCATCTAAATTACTGTTAGCACTCCTACCTCCCAACGCCCCTTTCTTTCGTCTCAACGTAGACACCTTCGCTCTTCAGAATGAGGGCGCACCGCCTGAACTTATTACTGAAATCGAGTCCTCGCTACAACAAGTAGAGGAATCAGTAATGGATGAGATCAGTCGTGAGGCTTACCGCACTGGTCTTCACGAAGCTTTAAAGCAGCTCATCATCACAGGCAATGCTTTAGTATATCTTCCCGATGAGGGTGGTCTGCGTGTGTTCCGTCTTGACCGTTACGTTGTAAAGCGTGACCCGATGGGCAAGATTACTCACATTGCTACGAAAGAAACAATGTCCTACAAGACTCTCTCCGAGGAGATGAAAGCTCTTGTAGGCGAGGCTGACGACGCTAGTGAGAACGTCAACCTTTACACCGCTGTTGTCCTAAAGGATAACAAGTGGCACGTCTTTCAAGACATCAATGGCAACCCTGTTCCTGATTCGTACGGTACATACGCCATTGACCAGAACCCTTTTATACCTCTCCGCTTCTCCCGCATCGACGGTGAGAACTACGGACGAGGCTACGTCGAAGAATACCTTGGCGACCTACAGTCTCTTGAGAAGCTTACACAAGCTATCGTTGAAGGGTCTGCTGCTGCTGCCAAGGTTCTGTTCCTTATCAATCCTAACGGTACAACTCGTGCTAAGGCTTTGGCTGAGACGCCTAATGGTGGTATCACGCAAGGCAATGCTGCTGATGTTTCTGTTCTCCAGCTACAGAAGTTCAATGACTTCCGTATTGCACAGGAGACTATGAACAGCATCAAAGACCGTCTAGGTCATGCCTTCCTTCTTACCTCTGGTGTTGTTCGTAACGCAGAGCGTGTGACCGCTGAAGAGATTCGTATGCTCAGTCAGGAGCTGGAGACTGCTATTGGTGGACTCTACTCGCTTCTGTCTACGGAGCTACAGATGCCCATGATTAACCGTCTTATGAAGGTTATGAACAAGGCTAAGCGTCTACCCAAGCTACCTGAAGGTGTGGTCAATCCAGTTATCATTACTGGTGTTGAGGCTCTTGGACGTGGTAATGATTTACAGAAGCTGGACTTGTTCCTTGCTGGAGCTGCACAGGTCGTTGGTCCTCAAGCAATCGCTGAATATGTCAGTGTTGGTGAGTACTTCAAACGTCGTGCTACCTCGCTTGGTATTAAGACTACAGGACTCGTTAAGTCTGAGGAAGAGATTCAAGCAATGCGTCAACAAATGCAGCAAAATCAGTTGACAGAAAAGCTTGGACCTGCTGGAATAAAGGCGTTGTCAGATCAGGCAACTAACCTTACCCAACAATAATCTCAATTATGGCAGACCTCCAACAAGTAACTATTAACGAATCCAGCGAAGATGAGAACATCTCGCTTGAACAGCAAGCAGCTATGCAAGATGCTGCAAATGCTAACAAACCCGAAGATGGTCCAGCACCACAAACTCAAGAAGAGACTCGTCCTGAGTGGCTTCCTGAAAAGTTTCAGTCTCCTGAAGACTTAGCTAAGGCTTACAGCGAACTCGAAAAGAAAGGCTCAACCAGCAAGAAGGCTTCTAAAGAAGAAGCTCCTGTTGAGTCTAGCGAAATGAGCACCGCTATTGAAACAGCTACTTCGGAGTTCATGGAGAGCGGTGATCTATCCGACAAGACCTTTGAATCCCTTGAGAAAGCTGGACTCCCTCGTGATATTGTCGAGGCGTATATGGCAGGTCAAGGAGCGTTGGTAGATAACCAAGTAGCTCAGGTCAAGGAAAGTGTAGGCGGTGAAGGCAACTATGAAGCTATGGCTGAATGGGCTGCCGAGAACATCGCTGAAGAAGACCTCAATGCTTATAACGAAGTTGTAGAGAACGGCACTGTTGAACAAGCTCGTATGGCTGTTCGTGGCTTGTTTGCACAATTCCAAGCATCAGGAGGTAAAGCCCCTACTCTTATACAAGGAGCTACAACTGGCTCAGGTGTTAAACCTTTCGGATCCGCTGCTCAGGTAACTGAAGCAATGCGTGACCCTCGTTATAAGAACGACCCAGCATATCGACAAACAGTCGAACAGCGACTAGCAGTAACTACTGCATTCTAATTTAACTGCCCTCTTCGGAGGGCTTTTTTGTATACCCTCTCTATGAATGGCTAAACGTAAAGGGCTGTCCCTACGCAAAGAACATAAATCTAAAACAGGTGGTCTGTCCGAGAAAGGACGTAAGTACTACAATCGTAAGACAGGGTCTAACCTTAAAGCTCCACAGCCAGAGGGAGGTCCACGTAAGAAATCGTTCTGCGCTAGAATGTCTGGAGTCAAAGGACCAATGAAAGATTCTAAAGGACGACCTACTCGTAAAGCTCTCGCCCTTCGTAAATGGAAATGTTAACCTATAAATATCATGCCTAAAGTTGGAAAGAAAGAATATCCCTACACTCCTAAAGGAATGGCTAAAGCTAAAGCATCCGCCAAACGTAAAGGACTAAACATTAAATATCGTGGCTAAAATCTGCCCTAAAGGTATTGCTTGGGCAAAGCGTACCTTCGACAAATACCCATCAGCTTATGCAAACATGGCAGCGTCCAAGTATTGCAAAGACCCGAAGTACGGAAAAGGACGTAAGGGTCTCAAAGTTAGAAAGAAGAAATAATGGGTGAACTCGCAAAATGGAGAGCGCAGAACTGGGTCCGAATCGGAACAGATGGCAAAATCAAGGGAGCTTGCGGAACGTCTAAAAACAAAAAGAATCCCGACCGTTGCCTTCCAGCAGCTAAAGCTAAGAGCTTATCGACGTCTGAGCGAGCAACTACAGCTCGAAAGAAAAAGCGAGAAGGAGCCAAAGGCAAACAATTTGTAAGTAACACAAAGGCAGCTCGTGTGTCTTTACGTATCAAGAAATAACTTTCGTCACTTAACGTGCATCAAGTAGCGCAATGCCCACTGCGGTGGATAACATTAGGCAAGCAAACGTAGCAAACAGAGAGACAACCCTAACCTAAATATAAACCTAAACTATATCATATATCATGGCACTTACTGCTTCAGCACCCGCATCTCGTGTGGGTCTTATCAATAGCGGTGCAGTCAACACTGATGTAGATGCGCTCTTCCTGAAAGTATTCAGTGGCGAGATCCTCACTACGTTCGAAGAATCGAACATCATGAAGGAACTCCACACTGTTCGTACTATCAGCAATGGTAAATCTGCTCAGTTCCCCGCTACAGGCGTTGCATCCGCTACCTATCACTCCGCAGGTGAATCCCTGCTCGAAACCGAATCCGCAGGTGCTTCCAAGTACCTGTCCGACATCAAGAAGAACGAAATCACTGTTAACATCGACGATGTACTGATTGCTTCTACGTTCCTTGCTAACATCGACGAGTTGAAAACTCACTACGACGTTCGCAGCATTTATGCACAAGAGCTTGGTAAAGCACTTGCTAAACGCTTCGACATCGCTGTGATGAAGACTCTCGTTGCTGGCGCACGTCAGAACGCAACCATCTCTGGTGGTAACAGCGGTATCAAAATCACTGGAGCTGACCTTGCTTCTGGCACTGGTCTTCTTGACGCCCTCTTCGAAGTTGCACGTAGCCTCGACGAAAACGACATCCCTGCTGAGGATCGTTTCGCTGTCTTGACTCCTGCTCAGTACTACAAGCTCATCAGCGATCCTACCACTAACATTGCCCTCAACCGTGACTACGGTGGCGAAGGTTCTGTTGCTGCTGGTTCCGTACCTATGGTTGCTGGTATCAAGCTGTTCAAGTCTACCCACGTCCCGACTGCTGACCTGTCTGCTGTTGCTACAGACGACGGTGCATCTAACAATGATGTGTTCGACAAGAACCACACTGGTGCTGACAACGGTATCGGTTACAATGGTGACTTCAGCTCTACTGGCTTCCTTGCAGGTCACAAAGCTGCTCTTGGTACTGTCAAGCTTCTTGACCTTGCCACCGAGTCTGAGTACCAAATCGAGCGTCAAGGTACGCTCTTCGTTGCTAAATATGCTATGGGTCACGGTGTTATCCGTCCCGAAGCTTGCGTCGAAGTACAGCCTGCTTAATTGCTTAAACCGTCCTCACCCTCTTTCATGGGGGTGGGGACACCCTTTTTATAAAATATTATGCCAACTCTTACTACACAACTTGAAGCCGTTAACTCCATGCTGGGGCATATCGGTGAATCGCCTGTTAACACGCTTTCAAATGCAACGGCTCTACCTATTTCAGCCTCGACTGCTGTTTCTGTTTTAGCTGAAGTTAGTCGTGAAGTGCAAAGTGATGGATGGTATTTTAACACTGAATACGACGTTACCCTCTCACCGAATGTAGACGGTAATATTATTTTAGACAGTAACGTAGTAGAAGCTGACGTTATTGATTCAAGTTTAGACATTGCCCAACGAGGCTCTAAACTGTTTGACCGCAAAAACAACACACTTGTATTTACTAAAGACATCAAGGTAACGATAACACGTCTCCTAGATTGGGACGATTTACCCGAACCAGCACGACGCTACATTACGTTACGTGCTTCTCGTATCTTCCAAGGACGGCTTGTCGGATCTCGTGAACTTGAGGCTCTTATTGCTCGTGACGAATACATGGCGAAAGCTCGTCTTGAAGAGTACGACGGTAGTACTTCAGATCGAACTATATTTGACAACATTGATACTGGAGCCAGAATCGGCATCAACCGTAACTACGACATCGTATAATGCCCTTAATCAACAATTCGGTCGCTAATCTTATCCAAGGCGTCAGTCAACAGCCCGCCTCTAGTCGCTATGACGGACAATGTGAGGAGCAGGAGAACGCTCTGAGTTCTGTTGTAGAAGGTCTTAAGAAGCGTCCTAACACACGCCACGTAGCTACCCTACTGACGGAGGCGATAAGCAGTGATAGTTTTGTTCATTTCATTAACCGAAGCACCGTTGAAAAATACGTCATTATCCATGATGGCATCAACCTACGAGCTTTTAATATTCTAACTGGTGTCGAGGCTACCATAAATGGAAGCACTGGCGGTTATCCTGTATCGAGCACATACCTAGAGGTCACAAACCCCTCAAGTACTCTAGAGGCACTAACTATTGCTGACTCAACTTTTCTTCTAAACAAAAACAAAGTCGTTGAAAAGTCTCCAGCCTTAACGGATTCCTTAGACAAAGAAGCTTGGGTGTTTCCAAAACAAGGGGCAAATAATGCCGTTTATAGAATATTCTTAGGTTCAACTTCAGGGATTAAATTAGACGTCACAGAAAGTGGATGGGAGTACAACCAGCCCGAGGAATACCTTACAATAACCGTAACCATAGGTAATTACGCAAGTGGGTTTACACCTAATTCTTACATAAGCATTGAAGGCTTTTATGATCTGGGTTCCAGCGTAGGAATTATTGGTTATGTTTATATTGATGCTGAGGGCGACGCCACTGGTCTTTCTTATACGGACGGTGGTACGGTTATAAACGCTCTTCAGTTTGAGTCGGAGTATTATCATCCCTTAGCGAGTTATGATAGTAATTATTTTAACCTAGTTGAAACTAGCTATCCTGCTACTACGTTTTCGACTTGGTTTGGTTATGCAGGCACACAAGGTCGCACTGATACTTTGCTTGATGATTTTGCAAACAAATTTACTAATTCACCTTCCTCTGGCGACTCGCCACGTCAGGATTATTTTACAAGCACGAACTACAGAAACGGTCTGTTAATTACCTTAAAAGATTCAAACACAATAGGTGGAGGGCTTACACCGTTACAAGACTTCACCATCAGAACAACGGATTCGCTTTCAAACACAGGGATACAATCTCTATATAAAAGCGTCGATTCACTCAGCGACTTACCTCTTACGTGTAAGAATGGTTTCAAGATAAAAATTGTAGGCGACGCTGACCTGAGCCAAGACGACTACTATGTAGAATTTCAGACTGCTGGGGGTGAAGACGTTGGGGTCGGCTCTTGGGTAGAATGTGTAGGGTATAACCAAGAATATAAACTACGGAATACCACGCTTCCTTATAGACTGATTAACACCGCTGAGAACGTGTTTACTTTTGAAGCCGTTGATTGGGACGAAAAGGTTGCTGGTAATTCTGACTCAAATCCGTTTCCGTCTTTTATTGACAATAGGATTACTAATTTATTTTTATATAAAAACAGGTTGGGATTTCTAAGTGACGACAGTGTTGTTCTTTCGGAAGCGGGTCAATTTTTTAATTTCTTTAAAACAACCGTATCGACACTTTTAGATTCTGCTCCGATTGATGTTTCCGTGAGTTCCAATAAAGTAACCAACTTACAAGCGGCGTTAGGTTTCCAAGAGAATCTTATATTGTTTGCCGAAAACGCGCAGTTTGTGTTAAAGGGTGGAGACCTTCTGACGCCTAGAACGGTAAGTATTACACCTGTAACCAACTTTGCTGTGGATTCTTCGGTATCGCCTCTTCCCTTGGGTTCATATCTATATTTTCCTTTTAATCGGGGACGTTTTACAGGTATCCGAGAATACACCGTAAACGCCACTACCGATAACTATGATTCGGTCGACATTACGGAACACGTTCCTAACTACATCCCTTCAAATATTGTGGACATAGCAGGGACGACCACCGAAGACCTCATTGGAGTTGTTAGCGGTGACGACCCCAGCTCTGTGTATATCTACAAATATTTCTGGAGTGGAGCCAAGAAAGTTCTTAGCTCTTGGTCTAAGTTCACCTTTACTGGCGAAATCAGGGGCATTGAGTTTGTTGAAGCAACACTCTACGCTGTGATGACGTTAAACGACAAGACTCACCTAGTGGAACTACCAACTGAAGAAGGTAACACCGACCCAAGCGGGTTCTTAACGCACCTCGATATGCGTGTGTCTCGCACAGTGACCGCTGGTAGCGACCACATAGACCTGCCCTACAGCGTCACCGCCTCAGACAACCTTCAGGTGTGGACAAAGGACGGAGCGTTTCTGGAAAGTAATTCCCACGTTAACAGTGTGCAGCTCGCACAGCCTGTGGAGGAAGACACGGAGGTATGGGTAGGATTACCCTACACAATGAAGTATACCTTCTCTGAGCAGATATTTAAAGCTGCTGCGGGTCAAGGCAAGAGTCCCTCAAATGCCGCTAAGTTGATGTTGAAGAATGTGAGTATATTCTATAGCAACACAGCCGCGTTTGATGTTAAGGTGACACCTAAGTTCCGTGACACGTTCATCTCTTCGTTTACTCCTACTATTGTGGGTTCTTCAACCATAGGAACGCTTACGTTGGACGATGGCGCCTTCCGAGTTCCAGTCTTTACAAAAGCTACAGAAACCGTTATAACTATTGAAAGCGACAGCGCCTTGCCTTGTTCTTTTCAATCGGCGGAATTTGAATCCTTTATCCACTCACGCTCTAACCGAATTACTTAATCATGTCTCTATCTTATAATCAATCAACCGACCTGTCGGACACTACCTTTTCGTTCTCGTTTGACTACATCAACCTCGAAGATGTTCACGCTATTGGACAGCGCATCTCTGACGACGTTTGGGTTCAACTCACAGTTACCAGCCGGGACGCTAACGCTAAAACTGTAACCGTAAGCGACGACCTTACGCCTTATGACAAGGTACAGGTATATCGTCAGACTTCTGTGGCTCCCCTTGTGGACTTCCAGAACGGAGCAAGACTAACCGAGCGGGACTTAGATAACGCATACCGTCAAGGCTTGTTTGCTGCTCAGGAAGTAGCAGAGAACGCTAACCAAAGCACTCAGCGTGAAGACATAGACACGGACCTTATTGCTGACTCCGCTATTAATACAGCTAAGATTGCTAACGGTGCGGTGACCGCCCAGAAGTTAGCTACAACGCTAGACCTGTCTACAAACAGCGTTACCCTCGCTACAGGAGAGATAAGCACATCAGAGCTAGCCGCAGATGCCGTGGACGGCTCAAAGCTGGCTGATGATGCTGTCGATAGCGAACATTTGGTGGACGGCTCTGTGGACAACGTTCACCTAGCTGGAAGTATTGACCTGACTACTAAGGTTACAGGGACGCTTCCTGCGGCTAATGGTGGCACAGGAGTTACCACGGCTCTTCCATTTACAGTAAAAGCTGAAGGTGAGGAGGTTATAGCTGCCGCTGGCACTGCTACCACCTTTGAGCATAACTTACAACAAGTCCCTGAGTTCTTCAAAGTGTATCTGAAATGCACCACGGCTGCTGATGGTTATGAGGTTAACGACCTGATTGATTTTATGCACGACTCCAACGGTAATAACCCTATTTCTGTTTCTGCTGACGGCGCCGAAATTAGCCTCAATAGAGAAGGGGTTATTCACATTGCTCGTAAAGATACAGGTGCTAATGTATCCATCACAACCTCGAACTATAAGTATATCTTTAAGGCATACGCATAATATGCTAATCAAAGAATACAGTAACGGTTGCAAAGCCGTAGTAGCCACCGAGCAACACGCAAAGGAGCTCGCTCCGTTACTGCGCCACGAGGACAGCCTGGAGGTGGGAGCCTACGGGTTCCAAAGCAACGAAGCATCCTTACTTAATGCGTTAAATAAGGACGACATAACGATTACAGCCCTAGATGCAGAGGGTGCGCCCTTTGCCATGCTAGGCGTTGGACAGACTAAAGATATGCCGTACATCTGGTTGCTTGGAAGTGCGGGCGTTAAGGACAACTGGTATGTGTTCGCTAAGGCTTCTAAAGAATTGTTACCGTATCTAATCAAGGACTACCCCGTAGTCACTAACTTGGTTCTTAAGGATTACACAGCGTCTGTGCGTTGGCTCAAGTGGCTAGGCGCTCAGTTCATACGAGAGGTTGAACTAGAAGGACAAATGTTCTATGAGTTCATCCTGAAGCGTGAAGAACCGACAACACTTAGTATGCCTCTTCAGGAGTTCCGTGCTAAGACCGCCGTGCTTAATAACCAGATAAGAGAGATGCCCGGTGCACTCACCACGCGCGAAGAGATTGACGCTGTTAACCCCTTGGAACACTTCTTTGGGGAAGGTATGTATGTTCGTAAAATAGTAACGCCAGCTGGGCAACTACTGGTGAGCATGATACACAAACAGACGCATCCTTACTTTCTTATGTCGGGTGACATATCCATTCTGACTGAGGACGGCGTCAAGCGATACAAAGCGCCATGCTTTGGGATGACCCCTGGCAACACACAACGTATCATATACACACACGAGGAAACAACGTGGATAACTGTTCAACATACCCACGAAACAGATTTAACTAAAATAGAAAAAGATGTCATGCTGGACGCCCCTGTACTGGAGCTTTCGGACATAGATTTTAACTTACTAACCAAAGGAACTAAATGAGTTGGGTAGCAACTGCCATAGCCGTATCCGTCTTGTCGACGGGCGCTCAAATGAGAGCGCAACAACAAGCGGCACAAGCTCAAGCTAAGGCGCAAAGAAATGCCCAGATAGCTGAGCAACAACGCCTGTTGCAGGAGATGTCTTCCATGCGACTGAAGGAGCAACAAGAGAACATCGCGGCGGCTCAGCGTGTTCAAGTAGCTGGAAAGAAAGCTGAAGAAGCCCGAGCAACCGCTCGTGTATCCGCTGGTGAAGCTGGCGTGGCTGGTCTTAGTATTGACGCACTCATTAATGACTTTACCCGTGAAGAAGCAGAGTATCGTTATTCTGTTACTCAACAACAAGAATTTACTAACGTTAATCGCGACCTACAGATGCGGGACGCTCAGTTAGGTTCTACTATGAATCTTCTGCGTATTAACAAACCAATCCAACGTCCTGACTTCTTGGGGTCTGCTCTTCGTGGAGCCTCTACAGGTCTCTCGATAGCACGCGCTGG